ACTTGCAATACCATTGATTTGATAATTCGAGGTAGTGCTGGTGAAGGTTACGGCAGCAGCGTTTGCGGGGCTAGAGTCGAGGCTGGTCGTTAAGGTTAGGGTTGCTCGATTGTTTGTTGCATCGTAAGATACGCCACTCGTATCAATTGTGTACGTTCCGGAAACACCTGCGATGGTAAAAGTATCACCATCTTCCGGGGTAGTGTGGATGTTCCCCAGCACGAGAGATGTTCCGGTCTGCCCAGAGCCGTGAACTACAGGCGCACCGTAGGGAGGAACGAGATTGTCATCATACTTATCAAACCCTTCTACGCGCCGATACCCACCTTCAATAGAGGGTTCGAAATTACGCAACACACGGGCTGAACCGGGTGCGTTAACTCCGTGCTGCAGGGGAGATAGGTTCGTAATCAAACCCCCGTCAAATTCGATGGCGTAGGTTTGCCAGCGGTCAGGCATACTAAGTCGCTCTCATGTAGATGTTTTCGTTGACAAGCAAGGTTCGCATCTGCTTGATGCCATCGTCGAACTTGCGCTGTGACAAGGACGCCATCTCGATGTTATCGCGGAACATGTAGGCATAGTACATGGCTCCATCGACAATGACGAACCGGAAACGTTCCGGGATGCTGGGGACATCGCTGTACAAGGAAAGGTCAACAGGAAAGGTGAAATATTCGAAATCAACTTGGTAGGCTTTGTCCGGGAAGGGTACGATACCATATTCGTTGTTTTGGGTGCGGAACACATATTTGGGAGCCCCACCTTTGGTCGTGTCGGTTTCGTCCTCTTGATCTATGTACCTATCGACGTACTCGTCGTAGCTCAACTGCTTGAGGCGACCTGCCCTACCCAAATCGAGGGTGGTATCCCTGCGAACCCGAAAGGTATCGAAGTCAACATACTTGGCTTCTCCCGGAATAGCATACCTCGTAATCCCCGCCTCGAGAGTCTGTTCTTGGGTGTTGTGGTTGAATGGCCAACCGAAGTGGGTTTGGTTGATGTGGCGGATGGAGGAGTTGACGGCTTCCTTGATTGCCGAATAAAATCCGGTGGCTGTAGCAAAGTTACTTGACGTTAACTGAGTTTCGTTTAGGCGAACCGCAACGTCGTTCGATAATCCAAGAAAGTTGTATGCCATGTCTATCTATCCCGAACTTTAAGTTTGATGGAGCGTTTGGCGGTACTGCCCGTCGAATCAATAATCGTGCAGAAGAAGGTGTATTCCCGGTTGACAACCCCACCACCGATATTGATTGTTGCAACCGTGCTGGTGTTGGTTTGGCTTACGTTTTGGATACTGTCCGTGGTTGCCGAACCGGATGCCGTTGTCAAGGTTTGGCCCGAAGCGAGGGTGGTTTCTGTGTCGTAGGCGGAGGTCTTGACGGACCACGTTACGGATGAGATTGTTGCCGACTCCAAGAAGCGAGACCAATCTACGCTGTAGTCTAAGGTTTCGTCGGGGTCTTTGAAGGGCCAGCGAAAGGACATGTTATCTTACTCCACAAGTACGGTTCGTTCAGCAGAGGACGTTCCGCGATGTATTTCTACGTTTCTGTTTTCAAACGGAACCTCGACAGTTCGCGTCGAAGCGGTTCCGATATCATCGATAAGCACCACTCTAAATTCCGATGTAACGTGGATGGTTCGGTCGAAGGCGGTCATCGGTTAGGCTGCTCGAGGTATGAGGATGGTTCGGCGGGGGCTATACTGTTCGCGAACTGCGTAGAAATCGAAAACGACGGCGGTGGTCGTTAGAGTTCCGATTGTTCCGGTGGATGTAACACTACTCAATGCTTCGAGAATGTTTACCGCGGGACTGCCAACTGCACCTATAGCACTTACGCTACCAAGAACCTCTGTGGGTTTTTCTTCGAGTGCATTAACAGTACCTGTGGCTTGTACGCCCGTTAGCGTTACTGTGTTGCTGTGCTCTAGTGTTCCTATCGAACCTGTTGCACTTACACTGCCAAGTATTTCGGTGATGTTAACTTGAACAGTGTTTACAGAGCCTGTAGCACTTACACTGCCCAGAGCCTCTGTTGGCTTTTCTTCGAGAGTATTGACTGCGCCTGTGCCTTGAACCCCATCAACAACAATTAAAGAATTTGCATGGGGGATAATGTCGTTTGCAGAACCTGTTGCGCTAACACTGCCTAGAATTTCTACAACGTTTACCTGTACAGTATTGACTGCACCTGTAGCACCGACACCAGCCGAAATAACTTCGCTAATGTCAATCTCAAACCCACCAGCAACTACGGGAGCAATTGCGCCTGTTGCGGTCACACTGTTCAGGATTTCTGTTACGTTTACCTGAACGGTTCCAGCAGAAGCTGTGGCGGTGGCTTGGTCAAGGTTGCTTACAATAACCTTGCCATACCTAGCTGTTCCGTAGACACCTACTCCGTAAACAGCAGTATTTACGGTAACAGCCATGATGTTTCCTTACGCGATGCGAATTACAGCGTTACTTGCGTCGGCGGCAGGAAATTCGATAGTCAAGTCACCAGCAGTAGCACTCACTGTGCCACCAAAATCAATGACAGCGATTGCTTTGTTGCCTTGCCCAGCGTTGTAAATAATACAGCCATCAGCAGATACAGTAACGTCAGCAAATACTTCATCTGTAAAGTCAACAATAGCGGTAGAACCGTCTAAAGTAATAGACGCCCCATCAAGGACTTGCCCTCCGGCAGAGTAGCCTGTTCCGGATGCCTCATCAGAGTTTCCTGTCACATCAGAATAATTGGTTGTGCTGGCATTGTACGTGCCAGTCGGGGTAGCCTTAATCAGAGCCAACTTGATGGAATCGGTGTCCAAATCGTGAACACCGCCCAGCAGTTCTGTCTTAAAGCTGTTACACATTGCGGTTGTGATTGCCATCAATCTTCTCCGTTAAGCGGTTAAATAGAAGTCTCATAATACTCTTCGAGAGATATTGAGATATTCACGGCACTGTTTGCACTAGCAAGGCCGCGAATCTTGTCATCCTTTACAAGGAATAGGGGGTAGTCGGTAATCTGAAGCAGGGAGTTCGCGGGAAGTTCAACGGTCTCAGCGAGGGTGTGGTATGTTGTTGTCGCTGCTTCGTACCAATCAAGGCTAAATGTAACTGTGCTTCCCGACGCATTGTTAATGTAGATGCTGTTTACGTCGGTGTTAAATCGACCGGGAACCGTGTAGATGTCTTGGTTCGAGGTGGTTAGTTCGAGAGCAAGAGTTCGTTTTTTACGTTCGCTCATGAGGTTAAATCCCAAAATGCCAGACAGCCAATGATGTCGTCAGTTCCTGAAATGGTTCGTGCAGCCAGAGTATAGACATCGCTTGTGCCAGCTATGGTTCGCCCAATTTGAAGGTCGAAGTTGTAGCCTGTGGGAACTATGGCGTCGCCTGAAGATTGATTAGTACCCTTTGTATAGTTTTGCAACACGAGTGTCCCGCCAGTTAGGGCCGTTGAACTTACGTCAAAATCTACATTGTCAAAAGTGCTGGTATCGTAAGAAGCACCCGTAAGTGTCGGATTTTTAATAAGGGCAATCTCGTAATCGACGTTGTTCGGAATAGGAAAGACTGTGTAATACGCTGGCAGTACAACAGCGTCCAGACTGCCGGAGTTCAATCGAATGGACACAAGAGGCTCAAACGAGGTTGTTACCGTTGTGGCGGTAGTCATCCTTGCCCAACTCAACGCATTTACTTGCTGGTATCCGCCTTCACTAATAACGCTGGAACAAATTTGTTTCATGGCTGCGGAACTAGACAACGTGCCTGTGGCTGTAATCTCGTAACGTATCGGCAAGATAGCCGTCTTCATGTACACCTTATCGAGACTGTTCGCATTGTGGAACTTGTGGCAAACAATGAACTCACCGTTGATAACAAAACCACACCGTACCGTCCCGACACCAAGCCACTCAAAATCCATAAACAGTATTTGTGCGCTAGGGGTAGTGGTAACATCTAGCGTGTATCCGCTTGGACCTGTGCCATCCAGCTTGTCTGTATTCCAGCTAGACTGTGCTACGTAGCGTGTGTCGTCTGCACTACCACTTGTTGAGGTGCGTACAACAAAGCGTACGTCCGTACCATTCTGTTCGAAGTACACACCGTCGTTAGCCCCAAAATATCCAACCCGCTGACGAAGATTGTCTTGCTGGGCTGCGAACACAAAGGTTGCCATAACCAGCAAACTTTTCCCCGGTTGATACGGAAACACCCGCTTTGATTCGCGAATGACCTCATCACCTGACGCAGTAGTAACAGACATCTGCACACTGCTCTCATTAGCAAGGTGAGATGTAGCACCGCTACCTGTTGTCGAGGTATCAAACTGTGGGTCTATACCAAATCTATTCTGACTATCAAAAAGCGTAAAGGGCTGTGCGGTTCGCAACCTTCCAAAAGCATCTACGTTCGTACCGCCAATAGAAACCTGATTACCATTGCCTGTGCTAGAAAGACGAACCAAATTAGGATAAGACGTAATCGACACTAGACTTTCCTATACTGCTTGGTTTTCTTGGCAATTTTCTTTGGCTGTTTGGCATTTAAAACTACCCACGACCCTCAAATATACGTTGTATCAGGTCATTTATATTGGCTGTTTCCCGCTCAAACGGTCGCGGAAACTGGCCTGTTATTACGTCTATTGCCCCCAGACGGAGGTCTGCATCGATCCATTCAGTCAAAGCAGCGTCTATTTTGCTGTACATGGTCTCGATATTTTCATCGGTAGCCTCAATATCAGAGTAAAAATCTACGGTCTGTTCGGCATCCCGCTTACGGGCTTTGTACCTGTGACGAATTGCTTCAATAAAAAATGTTGACATAGCGGTACTCCCATGCTTATTTTACAGCAAAAACAGAGGATAGTCAACCCTAA